GAACTCGGTCAGATCGGCGGCCAACAACCCGGAGACCCCCTCAACGGCTACCGGGCATTGATGGAAATCTTCGGGGTCTCCCGCATGCGATGCCGACGCTGGCGCACGGAAGGACTCACCATCGACGAAGCCGACCGCTGCGCCACCCACATCAGCCTCCACCCCACCGCCATCTGGGACAGCTGGGCCCGGGACAGGGAGCTCGAAGCGCTCCCCCCAGCCGCACGGGCCAACGCCGTGAAGGAGCACTGCCCCCAGGGGCACCCGTACACGCACCAGGACCGGGCCGGCGCCCGCCGATGCCGCTGGTGCGAGACCGCAAAAATCCACAGATTTCGTGCGAAGACGCAGGTCACCCAAACGGTTACACCCGTCGAGGAGGCCCCCGCATGCTGACCTCGTACCTCGCCGGCATGCTCTTCGTGCTCGGGGCAGCCACCGCCATCACCATCCTCACCCTGACGGCCCTCACGGTCAACCGGCTGTGGCGCACCATCCGCTACACCCGGCCAGGCTGGTGGCTCCACCGACACCACCCACGACTCCGCCCCACCCGATGAGCACCATCGACACGTGCCTACGGCTGACCGGTCACCTTCGAAAACGCGTGTGGTGTCGGCGGAGGAGCGCGCACGGATCGTGGAGGCGATCCGTGCTGGTGAGGCCCGGAACGAGATCGCCCGGAGGTTCGGGCGTGCGGCTGGGACGGTGACGAACATCGCCGCCGAGGAGGGCCTGGGGTTCGACCGTTCCGCGACGGAGGTGGCGACGGCTGCCCGCCAGGTCGACAACCGGGCGAGGCGGGCGGAGCTGATCGCTGCGCTGTACGAGGATGCCGACTGGATGCGCCGGAAGCTCCGGGAGCAGCACACGGTGCACGACTTCACGAAGGACGGCGAGTTCGTCACCGGCATCATCGACCTCCCGACCGCCGGGGACATGCGGGCCTACATGACCGCGGTGGGGATCGCTCTGGACAAGGCGCTCGTGCTGGAACGTGCCGATGCCGGTGTCGAGGGCGCCGGCAAGGGCCTGTTGGAACGGATCTTCGACGGGCTGCAGGAGACGAGGATGGGCGAAGGGTGAAGGTCGATCTGTGGGGCCAGCAGGTCCGGCGTCGGCGCCATGACGGCCCCGCTGCCGTCGTGCACGTCCCGGCCGAGGTGTGCCCGGAGTGCGACGGCCAGACCCGCAGCCGGACCGTTGAGCAACCGGCGCTCCTGCGCCATGGTGGCCACGGTGCGACCGAGCGGACCACCACACGGTCGTGCCCGTGTGGCTGGTCGATCACGTCGGAGATTTCCGAGGTCTCGCCCCGGTGACGCTGCTGGATGATGGCCCCGCCTCGGTCTCCCCGAAGCAGGCGGCGTCGATGCTCGATGCCGATGCCCGGGTGAACATCTGGGAAGGCTCCGTCTCCTCCGGCAAGACCATCGCGTCGCTGCTCGCCTGGCTGCACTGGGTCGCGACCGACGCCCCCCGCGAGGGCCGCCTGGCGATGATCGGCCGCACCAAGGACACCCTGTACCGCAACGTGCTCTCGGTGATGCTCGACCTGCTCCCCGCCGGTGACGGCTCCATCACCTACACGAGGGGCGCGAACACGGCGGTGATCTTCGGCCGAGAGGTCGACGTCCTCGGCGCCTCCGACGCCACCGCCGAAACCAGGATCCGTGGCCTCACCCTCGCCGGCGCCTACGTCGACGAAGCCACCCTGCTCCCCGGCGACGGATTCTGGTCCCAGCTGATGAACCGGCTCCGAGTCCCCGGGGCCCGCTGCTTCGCCACGACGAACCCGGACGGCCCGATGCACTGGTTCAAGGTCCAGGTCATCGACCGCGCCCAGGAGCTCGGCTACCGCACCTGGCACTTCACCCTCGACGACAACCCCGGTCTGACCGCCGAGTACCGCCAGCAGATCGCCCGCGAGAACGTCGGCCTCTGGTACCAGCGCAACATCCTCGGCCTCTGGGTGCTCGCCGACGGGGTGATCTGGGACATGTGGGACGAGGACCGCCACGTCGCCCCACCACCCACCCGCGAGGACGGTTCGATGGTCGTCGACGGGTGCGCTCTGGCGATCGACTACGGGACGGCGGGGGTGTTCGCCGCTGAGCTCCTGGCCGCCACCCGCAACAGGCTCCACGTGGTCGCCGAGTGGCGGTGGGATGCGAAGGCCGAACGCCGCCAGCTGACGGATGCGGAGTACTCCCAGCGGCTCCGCCTGTGGCTCCTCGACCAGGCTGCCCTCTGCCCGGCCGCGCACCCCGACGCCCTCGAATTCGTGTTCGTCGACCCCTCGGCCACGTCGTTCATCGCCCAACTCCACCGAGACCGGTGGCAGCGGGTCCGGCTCGCTGACAACGACGTCGCCGACGGCATCCGGGAGACAGCGATGCTCCTCGGAGCCGGGCTCCTCCAGGTCGCCCCCAGCTGCACCGGGCTCCGCCGCGAGATCCCGGGGTACGTGTGGGACCCGAAGGCCGCCCAGCACGGCGAAGACCGCCCCGTGAAGGCCAACGACCACTCGTGTGACGCGCTGCGTTACGGGGTGCGAGGCACCCGACGATGGTGGCGCCACTGGCTCACCGACACCCTGCCGGCCGCCGCCTGACCCACCCCGACCGCATCCTCGGACACGTGCCCCTCCCGTCAGACCCGAAGGCCCCCTGGCCCCCGACCGGGCAGAAGCCGATCCAAGACGACTTCGCCACGGCGGACGCCTGGTGGGCCGGCGACCCCGCCCGCCTCACCGCCCTCTACACCGGCAGCACCAGCCCCGCCGGGTCCCGGTGGAACTCGTTCTGGAGCAGGAAGAACACCACCCCCACCCAGCAGCCCACCGACCTCGACCGGGTCCACGTCCCCATCGCGTCCGACATCGCCTCCGCCGCAGCCGACCTGCTGTTCGGTGAACCGCTCAAGATCACCGTCCCCGGTGCCGGCGGCGACACCCCCGACGCTGGTGCGGAAGACCCAGGAACGGCTCGACCAGCTCGTCGACCTCGTCGGCCTCGGGTCGACGCTCCTCGAAGCGGCCGAGGTCGCATCCGGGCTCGGCGGCGTGTACCTGCGCCCCACCTGGGACCCCGAGATCGCTCCGCACCCGCTGCTCCACGTGATCCACGCCGACCGGGCCGTCCCCGAGTGGCGCTGGGGGCGCCTCGTGGCCGTCACGTTCTGGACCGTGGTGTCCACCGAAGGCGACGTGGTGTGGCGCCACCTCGAACGCCACGAGCCCGGCCAGATCCTCACCGGCCTCTACTGCGGTGACCGCGACATGCTCGGCGTGTCCCAGCCCCTCGACGCCCACCCCGCCACCGCCCGCCTCGAAGCCGAACAGGACCTGACCGTGATGCTCGGGGCCCCGGTGATGCTCGCCCGGTACGTGCCGAACGTGCGCCCCAACCGGCGGCACCGCAACCAGCCCGTCGGCCGCTCCGACTGCGCCGGCCTCGAACCCCTCATGGACGCCCTCGACGAGGCCATGACCTCGTGGATGCGTGACATCGACCTCGGGAAGCGGCGGATCATCGTCCCGTCGGAGTTCCTGGAGACGAACGGCCGAGGCAAGGGCGCCGTGTTCAACACCGACACGAGGGTCTTCACCCCGCTCGAGATGGACCCGGCGCACCAGGAAAGAGCCGGGATCGAGATGATCGACTTCGACATCCGGGCCGGCGACCACGCCGCCACCGTGGCCACCCTGGCCCAGCAGATCGTCCGTTCCGCCGGGTACTCCCCGCAGACCCTCGGCTTCGAGGGCTCCGGTGGGCTGCGCACCGCCACCGAGGTCTCGGCTGATGAGGGCAAGTCGGCGGCCACGACCTGCCGCAAGCAGGGCTACTGGACGCCGCCGCTCGTCGACGTGCTCGAACTGCTGCTGCTCATCGATGCCCGCCTGTTCAACTCGGGTGTCGAACCGGCCCGACCCCAGGTCGCGTTCCCCGACCCGAACGAGTCCAGCATCCGCGAGGTCGGTACGACGTTGAACCTCATCTCGCTCGCCAAGGCGGCGTCGACGAAGACGAAGGTGAAGATGCTCCACCCCGAGTGGAGCCCCCAGGACGTCGACGACGAGGTGGCGGCAATCCGCCTCGAGGAGGGCGTGGTGGGCGACCCGACCGGTGGGTTCCCGCTGTGAAGACCCGGAAGATGGTCGACGACAACGGCAAGGCCCGCCGGGTTCACGCGGTCCCGTCGGCGTGCGGGAAGCTCGCCTACTCGAGCCGGAAGTACGCGAAGCAGATGGCTCGGCTCAAGAGCATCGAGTCCGGTGAGCTGATCGAGGCGTACCGGTGCCCGAAGTCCTGCCACGCCTTCCACATCGGGCACCCGCCCGGGTCTCGCCCGGACGTGGACCGGTGGGCCAGCTGATGGGGGTGGCTGGGGTGCTGCTGCTGGTGGCGGCCTGTGCTCTCGTCCTCCTCCAGTTGCGCTGATGGCGGCGGGTGCTGACCCGGACCTGGCGCTCCGGCTCGCCCAGGCCGTAGCCGACCTCTACGGCGACGCCACCCGACGCCTGCTCGAGCTGGTGGCCCGCCGTCTCGCATCGGGGATCGATGCCCCTGGGTGGCCGGAAAGGAAGCTGGCCGAGCTCCTGGCGGTCCAACGGCAGGCGAGGGCCGTGCTGACCCAGGTGGAGGCCCGGGTCCCGGAGGAGGCCGCCAAGGCTGTCACCGCAGCGTGGGGTGCCCCGTCGACCGGGTACGACCGTGCCGTCCAGGCCCTCGCCCGAGACCTCACCGGGCAGCTCACCGCCACCCACCCCAGGATCGTGCGGTCCACCGTCGACGCCTACCGGGAGACCGTGGCGCAGGCGTCGGCCGAGACCTTGACCGGGGCCGGGACCCGACGGCAGGCCGCCCAGCAGGTCCTCGACCGGTTCGCCGACCGTGGCATCGGCGGCATGGTCGACCGCAGCGGACGCCAGTGGGCCGCCGACACGTACGCCGAGATGGCCACCCGCACCACGGTCGGACGGGCCCAGGTGGCCGGCGCCCTGGACCGGATGACCGACGACGGCCGAGACCTCGTGATCGTCTCGAACGCCCCGCAGGAGTGCAAAACGTGCAGGAGATGGGAGGGCCGGGTGCTGTCGATCTCGGGGGCAACCCCCGGGTACCCGACGGTGGCCGACGCGACAGCGGATGGGCTGCTCCACGCGAACTGCTTCCCCGGCGAGGTGCTAGCGGGCGGGCCACTTCCAGTAGCGGGAGATCGCCGGTGGTACGAGGGCGACCTCGTCGTCATCCACACCGCCAGCGGCGTGGAACTGCCCGTCACCCCAAATCACCCGGTACTGACGGCGGAAGGCTGGGTCGCGGCCGGTGCGCTCCGTGAAGGCGATCACGTCCTGCGCCACCTTCCCGAGGTCGAAGTTGGAGGGCGAGCGGACCCAGACGACGTGAAGGTTCCATCCCCGATCGGCCAGGTGGTAGGTGCGCTTCGGGAGGCGGTCGAGATGGTGACCGTGAGCGTGCCAGCCTCCGCCGAACAGTTCCACGGCGACGGTTCCCGCCACGGCCAGGTCGATGTTGTAGCGCCCCTCGGCCTGCTGCGTGACGACGGGGTGTCCTGCACATGCGATCACGGCCGCCAGCTCCCGCTCCTGGTCGGTGGCGTGGGCCTGGGTGCGCTGGTTCCCGAGCGCTCGGCGGGCCAGGTCCTCGTCGGAGCGGACCATGCCTCGGACGGCCTTGTGGGCGGCGGCCACCTGGAGCGCCCGCTGCGTGGGGTTCATGGCCGCCCACTTCCTGGCCTCGGCCTCGCCGCGAGTGATCTGCGCCCCTCGGACCTTGATCCAGCGCCCGACCGAGGACTGAGTGATGCCGAAGGCGGCCGCCAACTGGTTCTGGCTCTCGCCGGATCGGTAGCGCTCGATGAGGTCGTCCACTTGGGCCGCCGTGAGTTTGCCGGGCACGTCTACAACCTCCAGACCGGGGCGGGTTGGTACACCGCTGGCAGCATTGTAGTACACAACTGTCGGCATCGTCTCGGCGGCTACATCGAGGGCGTGACGAAGCCGCTGACCGACACCGCTGATCCGGAGGGTGACGCGGCCCGGCAGGAGCAGCGGCGCCTCGAACGCGGGGTCCGCAGGTGGAAGCAACGGGCGGCGGCGGCGATGGACGACACGGAGCGCAAGCGGTGTGAGGCGAAGGCCCGCGAGTGGCAGGGCCGGGTCCGTGCGCACGTGAAGTCCACGGGGCTCATCCGGCGCCCGGAGCGGGAACGTCTCGGCGCCCGCTGAACCGGCCGACCCACCCCCCTCTGATACTGCACCCCGATGAGCACCGCAC